TAAATCATCTTCCCAATATTTCTTAACATAAGTAGAACCTGATTCAATCACTTCTTCAATAACATTGTTTCTAAACAGTGGACGATTCTTCAAAGCTCTAAGTTGTGTAGAGCTAAGCTTGTGACGCTCAATAATGTATTGAGCTTCTTCCATGTTAGTAGCATCAGGATCAGGATAGAAGTTCCAGATAGAAACATGTGATGTCTCTGGTACTGTCTTCATCTGTGGTGTATATGTACCTTCTTCATCCCAGTTTGGATATTCTTTTGTCTTAGCAAACGGGCCTTTCATGATGCCTGTACCAAACAAAGCCATCTCAAAAGCTGTAGAGCGAAGATGCTTATTAGCACCACTCTCATCCAACTGGTCATGTATTTTCTTTTCCATCTTCTTAGCTGCAACCATTGCAGGATGGAATGTAATAGAGGTAGGAGTTACACCCGGACCTTCTTTAAGATTCTTAGCATCTTTAAGCTGGTCTTTAAATGGACCAAGACGATCCATAAGAGTTGTTAATGTAGCACCGGGAGGCAAGTCTTTACCATCACCTTTGTAACCAAAGGGAGAAGCCATCTCAGGTTCAGCTTCTTCTGGAGCTTTAGGATCTATATGTGCTGAATCTACTACACCTTCTGGTAATACAGTAGGATCAACACTAAGAGGAAACTTATTGTTAGCAAATAACACATCAGTGATTTGACCATATGCTGCAAGCACCTTAGTCTTTGTCACTTTAATAAACACACGAGACTTTTCTGTCTCTGTAAATTTAACATCTGGTCCATAAAGACCACGATAGTTTCTATAAGCCCTCAGCCAACGCTGTTCGTCTTGTCTACGACTCTCTTCACTCTTGGTGTATCTTTCGTTTAGAAAACTCAAGAGACTATCACCAGCAAATGGTGTAAGTTCACCTTCTTTTTTGTCTTCTAAACCAACGGACTTAGCATCCATAAAATTGTTTTGCGCCATAAATACCCTTTAATACCCAAATGTGGGGTCTGCCATCTTCATCCCAGAACCAGCAGAATTTAATGGATTGTAATCGAACAAACTACTTCTAGGTCTGCTCATCACACCATAACGAATAGCATCATATAAGTGATCTTCAGCTTTAGTATCAATATCCTCTGGGTTTTTCTTATCCAAAGGTATGATGGGTAGCTGAGCAATCGTATTTACACAGTTGCTTGTTATAACTAGTCTTGGTTGTTCTGTAAAGGGGTCAAGCTGTAGTCTTCTATGCAGCTCATTCTTACCAGACACCCTACTTCCAGCACTTCTATCCGCTGGCCTCCACCTACAACCCTCTGCAATCATCTGTTCTGCCAGTGATGGACCTGTATCACCACGCTTATGCCAACAACTACTGTCCAATACACCATATCTCATAGGACCATCGTTCTCTTCAGCCCTCATTACCAAGTGAGCGAGATCTTTGGCAAGTACTTTGCTAACATATAGCTCACGATATATGACCAACTGTTCACTGGGAGAGACAGCAAACCACACAACAGCACTATAACTACCATATCCATAATCACAAGCCCTAAATTTAGTCCAATTACTTGGGATGTGGAACGGTTCCACTACATGAATCTGCCTATTAAACTCAGGAAACGCTGCACCTTCAGCAATATCCCAATTACCCTCTAACAATTGCTTCCTTTGATGCTCAGGAAGAGACAACAACATTGTCTCATAGTCACCTGTCTGCATCAAGTAGGGATTATCCGTCAACATAGCAGGGATAAACCTACGCTTAAACAGTGGCTGCCCCTCTTTACTGTGTCCTTTTGGATACACTAAGGTTTTAGCAGTCTCAATATCGGTAGCATCAAACGCTTTTCCTGCTGGAGAAGGATCAATAAACATCTTCTTCACCCAAGCATGACCCGGACCACCCGGATTTGTTGTAGCTCTCATGAAGATTGGTAGGTCTGCTGCTGCTGTACGCAGACGAGAACGCATATAGTTCCACGGAAATGGCGTATGCCATTGCGTCAACTCATCAAAACCAATCCAGCTAAACGCCAAACCCTGATATCTCAATACGTCTTCATCTCTATCAAGGTAGGACATCCATAGTCTAGCCCCTGATGGCGCTTCCCACTGCATCTTTCTCTCACTCCACTTGATGCCGGGATAAATCTTTGGATAAAGCTCTTGGCTTTTCCAGATGAGTTCTCGAAGTTCCTCTGTCGTGTGACGCAGAAGCAACCCAGAAAACTGCGGATGCACCATATACCTAAGAGGATCTGCAAGCATGGCATAACTTTTACCACCACCAGCAGCCCCACCATACAACACTTCCCTCTCTGAAGATGCTAAGAAGAATGTTTGAGGCCCCGGATTGGGCTTAAACAACACTTCTCTCTCGTCAGCTATTGGAAGCTGTGTCTCCTCCGAGCTTGCTATCGATATATTGGGTGAGCTTGCTGTAGCTTTCTGACTCGAAGTATCCGGTTTGGTCTTCTTTGCCGAGCCTCTTTTCGTACCTCTGCGCTTGCTCAAGGGCTTTTTGGAGCCTTCGGGCAAGGTTGCGGTAAGTAGTGGATTTATATCCGTGTTTTCGCTCACTCTTTATTCTCTTTAAAAGTCCAACATGACTAATCTCTCTGCCACTCACCTTAGTCAACCAAGCAGCTACCTGCCTAGAAGGATATTGTTTTAGATGCTTCTTAGCTTTTTCTAACGCTTCAAGCTCTGCAGGTATTGGCTGCAAGAGGTCAGGATCTGTTTCATCTTGTCGGTAACCAAAAGGTATAGTTCTACCGATCTTTGGTATGGGTACATATGTTTCCTTATCTTTAGGCTGTGGCAATATCCAAGCCCCTAAGTCTCTCTCACTCACTCTTATCTTTGGCAGGTAAAATCATAATGCCAGAAGGAGTTTCAATCTGAACCTTATCTGTTTTTACCAAGCCAGCCCTGTCTAACAAATCCTTAGCAGCATTGAGCTTTTCTTTCAAGCCTAGCTCTGTAGGATCGGCAATGCCACTAACAACAGCCATAGCTGCTCTAGGAGCATTCATAGCGATGTAAAGCTGTGTAGCCTCAATCACTTCTTCCTTCAAGACATCCATGATTGCTTTAGTGTTGTAGCCTTCGCTGTAGCCAGCAAGCTTCCTTGCTGTTACAGGATTGCCTCCAGCTTCAGCAAATAACACCTCAATGAATTTCTTCTGTTGTTCTGTTAGTTCTCTTTTAGCCATAGTGTTTCCTTATACTCTAGTTGCTGGATCAAAATATTCTTCAACAGACACTGTTGCATCCATTGTGCTGCCAGCCTCAGGAGTGATGTGTAAATAATCACCAGCATTAAGAACAAGATAGGCTTGGTCAAGCTTAAAGAAGTTATGTGAAGACACTACATATCCACCAACTATAACGTAGGAGAGTCCTGTAGAGGTGTCATGCCAATCTATCCGTATTGTCTTATTACCACTTGTATTGTTACAAACAAATAGCAACTCCACTTTAGCAGTGAAGTTGTTAGGACAAGTATAGACAGTGTTGGCAGTACCTGCTGTCAGGTTTGTACCAACACTTCTAAATCTAGAAGCTCTTGTACTATCTATCATTTCTTCTTAGGCTTCACTTTAGCTTCAGACAAAGCAATGGCAATGGCTTGCTTGGGGTTCTTAACAATAGGACCGCCTTTGCCACTGTGCAAGCCCTTGTCTTTAAACTCGCCCATCACCTTAGCAATCTTAGCTGTTTGTTTTTTAGTAGCCATTATTTCTTCTTAGCTTTCATTGGTGCTTTAACAACACCACCCTTAGCCATCTTACCTTTTCCATCGGCAGCAAAAGCTGGTACTTTCATTCCACCCTTTTCAACCATAGGCATACCACCAACAGCATAACCCTTCTTAGCCATTGGCTTGGCAACAGCACCACCAGCAGCATAGCCCTTTTTAGTCATACCACCACTAGCCATCATTTTAGATTTCATCATTTCTTTTGCTCCTTGTAAAGATTGTTGAAAGTTTCTTCCGCATCCATATACGAATCATCTTGCTCCGCACAATAGATATGTTGGTTGGGCCTGAAATCAGGCGCACCTTGTCCTGTTTGCCAATAGGCTGGACTTGTCACTCGAACTCGGTTGTTAGGCAAAGCCACAATATTCCCAGTCCATTTACCTGCATCAGTTAGTATTAACACATGACTCTGTTTATGCTGTGAAGGATCTTCAGACACACTACTCTCAGCATAGTCAACAGTGAACAAATACCTACCTGTAAAAAATTCATTATTAATCTTACACAACCAAGGAGAAGGCTTTGCTCTCTCCAGACTAATGATGGAATGATTATAACTATTGCAATCCCAAGGCTGTGACAAGTGATTCATCATACGATCAGGCCATACCTCTAAAGGTATATCACCTACTAACGCAGCAAGCGGCATTCTCGCCCACATTGCTCCACCATGTACATTTGCTTGACTACCATCATCTGCTTCATAACCAGTGAAGATAACTTGAAAGCTCAAGCTCCTATCTGGAATGGTGGTAACAGCCACTGCTAATGCATGTATGTATTCTCCATGATAGTTTTGATGTCCATTCGTAAACTCTTTTCTAACCCAACATTTAAAATATGGGATGTTACTTGTCAGATACATTGAACAATCTTTCTATTTACTTCTTCTTTTTAGGGGCTGCTTTAACAGGTGATTTTTTTACAGGAGCTTTGGCTGGCTTACCAACACCAATCATGATGGCAATCATAGGCTTCTTAGAAACAACACCACCCTTAGCCATCTTTGTAGGAGGGGTAGGAGCTTTCTTTGTGGCTTCAAAGGCTTTACGCTCTAGCTCATTAGCTCTGTCCAAGTAGGTGTTACGCACCTCTTGAGGAACAGCAGTGTCCTTAGCCTTCTCACGGTACATCTTAACTTTTTCTGCATCGGTAGCCATAGTTTCTCCTTTTAGTTACCACTTAACCTTGTCTGCCCAATATGCAGCAGACATCTTACCCTTGTTAATATTCTCAGCATGACGAGCTTTGAAGCTCTTCTGCCTAGCCTTATCTTTAGCTGTGTCTGGACTAGCACCAGCACCACTAACACCTTGCTGTCCAAACCTAATTAGCTTCACTGTGTCGCCCTCTTTGGCTAACACAGCATGACTCTTCGTAGGATGTTTCGGTGTAGCCTTAGGCTTGTTATACCCGCTAAACTCTTCACTGCCTCTTTTAATCATCTAAATTTGCTCACTTTCTTAGCAATGGCCTTAGGCTGTTTAACAAACTGTTTGCCTTCTTTATTACCACTAGCTTTAGCTTTATTTGTTGCAGCCTTCTCAGCAGGAGACAAAGACTTCCAAGCAGCCTCAGGAAGATAACGCTTCTTCCCCTTAGAAGGACCACCATCACTGGTAGTCCATTTCTGCTCTGTCCATTCTTTTAAAGACTTCTGAGAAGCTTTCATTTATAGCCACCACCCTTAGCTTTATATAGCTTAGCAACAAGCTGTGCTTTCCTAGCAGACCATTCACCAGCATCACCACCTTTACTACCAGCTTTAACACTAGCCACTAACGCCTTACGCATTGTAGGCTTGGTGTAGTTGCCAGCAGCATTAACAGTGCTTTTCTTTGTTGCCATGTTGTTTCTTCCTTGGTAGGTGTCTATGCTCTTTCCATCCCTCAGCTCTCATAGCTTCTTCAACTCTGTCTAAGGGAAATACATATCCTGTACTTTTCTCTAACGCTGCTCTAACATAATAGACATCACTGTGGAATAGATGCATCTTGTCTACATAGCCCCTGTGCAATGCTAATGAAGCCTGTGTAAATACACTGTAGGGATATGTGTTTGTTAAGCCTCTGTCTTCTAAGTCTTGTCTGGTGTATAAGTTCATAATGCTTCATGCTAACACACTTTGTAACAATAACACAAGCATAGCCTAGCTAAGGTGGTATGGTAGCATTTATTGCTACTCATAACAACCTATCCCAATGTATGTCTATAGTGTTGATGGTAGAGATTCTGTGAAGAAACAACTACCATTACTTGTAGAACTATCTGTACATATCACATAGTGAAATACAGCTACCTACCACTAATATCTAGAACATACACCTAGAAAGCCCATAAGGGATGTGTTCATCTATGGCTGTTGTTAGCCCACCCTTTTAGCAACAGCTTTTAACAAGTACCCACATCAAGTCTAGTCTGGTCAGTGTAAGGTGTTACCACTGCCAGTATTCAGAGCAAGAACAACACAGTGGCCCCTATGTCGTTCCCTCCGAGTCTTT